GCGAGGTGTGGCTCGTTACGAGTGGCGGGCAGTACTGGGGCGGCGCTACCGTTTGGGTATCGGACGACAACGAGAAGTACGTTGCCGCAGGGAAGATCACAAGCGGCTGCACTTACGGCCGGCTTGACGTCCGGTCCCACGTACCTTCTACCGGCGATGGGGTGTGCGTTGTTAATCTCATCTCAGGGAGACTTTACCCGGGCACCGTGCAGGACGCCGAACGCGGCAACACGCTCGGCTGGATCAACGGCGAGTGCATTGCGCACGCGGGGGCGGAGCTTGTCGGAAAGGATCTGTACAGTCTGACGGGAGTGCACCGCGGCATGTACGGCACGCCGGAGACATCACACAGCCCGACCGAATACTACGTACGCCTTGACGACAGCGTGTTCAAACACACGATTAACGCGCGCGACGTTGGCAAGAAGATTTATGTCAAGCTCACGTCCTACAACATCTTCGGTTTGCAAGAGCAAGCGCTCGACGAGGTAACGGCACATGAGTATACGATCTCTTCGGCGTATGTGCCGGCAGTGTCACAGCTCGCCGCTGTGACACGATATCGGCAGCTTGCCGACGCGCGGACGGGGTACGACGTCATCATCTCGTGGACGCCGCCCGAGATCTCGAGTTACGCGGGCGCCGATGTGTACGCGCGCGTCAAGCCTGCGGGAGAGACGGCGTTCAGTGCGTGGGATTTCGTGATGCGGGGAGATCGGCAGGCGACGATCAACCAGGCGCGCATCGGCGACGAGTGGCAGATTAAGGTCGTCGCAGTCGACGCGTACAACAACCGCGCGGCGATAGCAACGGAGACGACGGTGCACGTTGTCGGGAAGAACGTCGTTCCGAATACGCCGCAGAATTTCAGCATCTCCTTCGGCAACGAGGCCGTCGCACGATGGGATGATGATTTTACCTCAGATGTCGCATTCTACGAGTTGCGCTTCGACGAGTTCGCGGGCACAGCCAACAGTAACCTGTTGCTCAAAACGACGAGCACATCGGCGACCATACCGCTGACGGAGCGCACGGGAACCGTATATCTATTCGCATGTAACGCGATTGGTAAGTACAGCGCGGCCGCTGCGTGTGAGTATAACGTCCCCGCGCCGGCAGCACCGACGATCAAGATCACAAATACGCTGCAGGGCTTTAGCGTCTCCATCCAAAATAGGCCGGAGCATATAAGCGGTACGCGTGTGCATATCTCGGGCGGCGGCGTCAACGAGACCATCGAAACAACGGGGACTTTTGTGTCTTATGCCGGTGCACCGGGTATCTATACCGTACAGTCGACGTGTTTTGACTCCTTCGGGGATGGCGAATTGTCACCGGCGCAGGAAGTAATCGTCAAGGCAAAAATCGACAAAAACGATATAGAGAATCTATCGATCGCGGAGAAAGATCTTGACGCGGCACTCGCCGAACGTATGCGGGACGTGCAGACGACCAAGGAGAGCGTATCGTCGATCGTTGCGAAGCTGTCCGGCAATCCGCAGGAATCCGGCTACAGCGCGATCACGCAGATCTACAACGGTCTGCAACTCAAAGTCAATCAAGGTGATGTTGTAACGGCTATCAACGTAGCACCTGGCGGCGTAAAGATCGATGGCCGACTCCTGCACATCACGGGGAACACGATCATTGATGGCAATGTTATCGCAAATCACATGCTGCAGGCAGGCGCGATAACCGCAGATAAGCTTGTAGTAGATAGCCTGTCTGCTGTATCGGCAAAGATCGGAAAGCTTCGTACGAAGGATACAGGGGCGAGGACGGAGATATCGGATAATCTTATCGAAGTGTTCGACGAGGGCGAAAAGACCCGCGTTCGGATTGGTATATTTGAGTAGAGGAGGTATACATAATGACACAGGCAGGAGTACAGCTAATCAATGCACGGGGGTCATGCACGCTCGATACGCGCTGCGGGGTTACCCGCGTCGTTGGGATTGCGAGCCTTGGGGCAAAGAAACGCATGCGCATAGAGATCCCGAATCCCGGGAAAAATCGCATCTGGACGCAGCTCGTTTTTCGCGGCTTGGGGTATGGAGCCTACGCTGCAAGTACCGACTGGGATCCGGGGAACGAGAAACTGACGAAGGTGGAAACATGGGAAGACCTCCAGGGGATTACGGTTACGCTCCCATTCAAGCCGAATGCGGCTTATGATCCGGAGTTCCCATATGCGTATTACCATGATACTCTTGCGGCGCAGAACCCGCGTGCGATTATCTATGGCTTCTATTGAGAGGAGGATGGGCTTATGCGATATGCAGAAATCAGAAACGCCAATGGCTCTCATGTCATTGACGATCAGTATCAAAACTATCGGCTTGATTGGGTACCGAATGTAAAAGTGCAGCGCTGTTTGACGGGGATGCACGTCGAGAAAAACGAAGCGGGCGAACGAGTGTGCACCTTCCCATATTATGACTACGCAAATGGTAAATCCTATGCGTGGCCACAAGGCGGAAATTACCCGAACCCGTGGTGCGCGAAAACTACACCCAATAAAGACGAGGACCTTTTTGATTCCCCTTCCGTGTATTTCTATCGCCCACGAGACCTGTGGTCAACAGGAGAGTTCTACGGATACGCGGGACTTGGTATCCAATCTATGCTTGTGTGGAAAAACCCCGAGCTGAGGGCGCGGTTCTCGATCAGTCCTACGGACACCGTGCCTTATATTTTTGCGCTCGGTGCCGGTATGCCGAATATCGTCTATACCTTTGCAACTATTTTCGATTATCTGAGCCAAACAACGACAGCGCATTTCGTAAGCTGCTGGCAGCGGAAAGCGTCGTTGTCTCAGTCGCTCGTAGACGGGAAGTCGTTCCGTGGGGACAACGTCGGATATACCGAGTTTGACCGAGCGAATTATGATCCGGATAATACCTCCTGGCCATCGCCCTATCGACCCCGCGCGGGCGAAAACTTTACGGCGGAGAGCTATCTCGAAGAGATGGAGACGGCCCCGATCCTCTATGCCTACGGACTAGCGGATTCCCACATTGGGCTTGATAAGGGCGAGTTCGTCATCAAGAATGAGCGCGGGGAGGTTGTCTTTAACAACCGCTACGACTATATGCGCATCCTTGACTATTTCCCCAGCGTAAACGCACTGTCGTTTGATGGGTCGGGCATATACAACTCGCCGAAAAGATATCATTACCCCGGCCGCAAGATCGCCGTTGTTGCGCTCTCACAGAACGCCTGCTATGCAGCTGGTGTTGGCCGGGATGAGTGGCTATACAATACGGGCTTTTGGCTCCCTGACCCGAGCACCGTGGAATTTACGACATGCGTGACGCCGTTCGTGCGCGGGGGAAATCCGGACCAATACCCGGGGCTATCACAGGAGTTTGCAAGTCTCGCATCACTCCTCGGCGTTATGATCCTCGATGTTACCGGCTGCACCCCCGGATGGAAGCAGGAGGCTCAGACAGGGAAGCCGTTTTTGGTAGAAGTGGAGTAGGAGGACACAAATGCTGAAAAAGTACATTATCAACGGGAAAATCACCTATCCGCGGGGAGAGACAAGTATCACGAACTTCACGTTTACGAATGTGGAGACAGGCGAAATGTTTTCGCTCGCGACAAAGGATCAGGCAGAGGCGGATGAAATCACCTACGGCGATCGCGTTGTGATCGAGGTCCGGAAAGACACGGACACGCCAAAGAAAAAGGAGAAGTAATCCCATAAGGCGCACATCAAAGCGGTGTGCGCCTTTTCTATGCTCGTAATCGAGGGAAGGAGTAAGGGGCGTGGATATTATGGTGCAGGTATTGCAGCGCTTGCAGGAAGATTGGGCGATCAAGCTTGCCATATCCTTCATCGTATCAATCACCGTGCAGGAGCACGCGCAAATATTTGTCGCTTTCGCATGGCTGGTCGCAGCCGATCTCATCACAAAATGGTTGTCATTGTCGCGCCAATGTCTTATCGACCACGGTGCGGAATCCCCGACGTTTTGGCAAGCGCTCTGGGGTATCCGGACGGCACGGAGACTTGGATATATCCGCAGCGAGGAGATGCGCAACCGTTTTGCGCATAAGATATTGACCTACATCGGCGTAGTTACGTCCTCCCTTGTGTTGGATTTTCTGCTGATGAGTGCGCATCTGCCGGCGTTCGCTGCGAATCTCACAATCGGGTATCTTGCGACGACAGAATTTATTTCGATCCTCGAAAACATGCAGCGGTCGGGGGTCGAGGAGGCCGAAGGCCTTGTCACACTCGTTAAGAGACGCGGCGGGCTTGGAAAAAAGAAGAAAGGAGAATAGCTGTATGCTGAAACAGGAGCGACTGCCTCCGGTAGATTGGATGGTCGGGACAGGACTTGTCATCGTGGCAATCCTGTCCGTTTTTTATGGGTCGCCTGAGTTATCCAGCAATGTCACATCGGGGCTGATCGGATTTCTCGGGCGGTCAGTAATCAGTAAGAAAGGAGCAAAGTAATGAGTAGTCGTGTATTAAGTAAGTCGGCCATGCGCCGCGTAACACCTGCCGAGCTTGAAGTACTTGCGGGGCGGTACCGCGAAAACATCCAAGCGGCCGCCGAATATGTTGGCCGCGAGACCAAGGTGTATCTGCACTGGTCGGCAGGGCGCTATGGGCAGTTTTGGGATGATTACCATGTCCAGATCGACAAGGACGGCGAGATCTACGTCATCGGCGATGGCGAGCTGGATGACGTGCTGGCCGCAACGTGGAAACGTAATAGCGGTAGCATCAGCATCAGTATCCTTGGGTGCCTCGGCGCAACGACCGGCGACCTTGGGCAAGAGTCGCCAACCCCCCAGCAGATTGAGGGAATGGCGCAGGCCATCGCAGCACTCTGCAACGGCCTCTGGCTGACCATCGACAAGCAGCGCGTCATGACGCACGGCGAGGCGGCCGACAA